TCTATACACAAGATGGGAAACTATTTGTCGAAGGACAAAAGGAGGATAAGGAATCCGACTCCAACTACGTCCATAAGGGACTGGCTCAACGATCTTTCAAGAGAGCGTGGACAATTGCAGACGATACAGAAGTTGCAGATGTCGTCTTTGAAGACGGACTCCTCTCTGTCAACTTAAAGAAGATTGTCCCAGAACACCACAAGCGTAAAGATTATCTATAAATATATTTGAATATCGTCGGCGCATGAGGAGCACCTGGCAAAATCCAGGTTGACTCCTCTTTTTTTATTTGCTATAATACCTTTGAGTGATTTTGAAGATTATGGCAGTTCAATTAGCAGTACTTAAATCTGGAGAAGATATTGTAGCAAACATTAGAGAAATTATTTCTGAAGAAAATGGTGATACGGTTTCGTATCTTTTTAGTAATCCGTATTCAGTAAAATTGTTCACTCAAATGGAGACTGAACAAAAAGAATATAGTGTTTCTTTTCGTCCTTGGATTCCTCTCTCTAATGATAAAGATATTGTTGTTCCATTGGACTGGGTTGTTTGTATTGTAAATCCAATTGAAATGGTAGTAAATTCTTATGAGGAAAAAGTAAATGGAAGAACAACTTAATTTTAATGATTATGATAATTTAGATATAAATGTTGAAGAATATGAAACACAAATAGTAATCTTATTTGGTGGAACTACTTTAATAACAAAAATTACATCAGTTATTTCTGAACTTGGTGAACCAGATTGTAAACTATTAAATCCTTATAAAATCGTAAATTCTGGAAATGATATGATTCCTTGGATGGATGAATATACTGATTCTACTGAATTTATGATTAGTTCGGACAAAATACTTACTATAGTTGAACCAAAAAACAAATTTCTTGAAAAATATTTAGAGCTTACGCAATGAGATTTTACACCAACGTCTATGAAAAATTTAATAAAATGTTGGTACGTGGCTATGATAATGGTGAATACTTTCAAATAGAGGAGGAATTTCAACCTACTTTTTATGTTCCTTCAAAGAAAAAAACAAAGTATAAAACACTTGAAGGAAATTTTGTTGAACCAATAAAACCAGGTAAAATATCAGAATGTAAAGAATTTGTAGAAAAATATTCAAAAGTTGATGGATTTATTGTATATGGTAATGACAACTATAAGGCACAATATATTTCTGAAAAATACCCAGAAGAAGAAATAAAATTTGATATTAGTAAGATTAGATTGTATACAATCGATATTGAGGTTGCTTCTGAAAGTGGATTCCCCAATGTCTTTGATTGCGCAGAAGAAATACTCGCAATAACCCTGCAAAATTATTTAACTAAAAATATTATTTGTTTTGCAAATTCTAGAGAATATAATAATACTCGTGATGATGTAAATTATGTAAAATGTAATGATGAAATTGATTTGATTCACAGATTTCTAGCATTTTGGGAACAAAATACTCCCGATGCAATTACTGGATGGAACTGTGAATTGTATGATATTCCTTACATTGCAGGAAGAATTGATAGGATTTTGGGTGAAAAAGAAACACGTCGTCTTTCTCCTTGGGGAAATATACGTAGAAGGGAGATTGTAGTTAAAGGAAGAGATCAAATCTCTTATGAAATTTCTGGAGTTTCTATTCTAGATTATCTTGACCTTTATAGAAAATTTACTTATACAAATCAAGAGTCATATCGTCTTGATCATATTGCTTTTGTTGAATTGGGACAGAAAAAATTAGACCACTCTGAATTTGATACTTTTAGTGAATTTTATACTAAAGATTGGCAAAAGTTCATCGATTATAATATTAGAGACGTTGAACTTGTTGATCAATTGGAAGATAAAATGAAACTTATTGAATTGTGTTTGACTATGGCATATGATGCTAAAGTTAATTACAATGATGTGTTTTTTCAAGTGAGAACTTGGGATGCTATTATTTTCAATTATCTTAAAAAAAGAAATATTGTAATTCCACCAAAAGATAAGTCATTGAAAAATGATAAATTTGCTGGTGCATATGTTAAAGAACCAGTTCCAGGAATTTATGATTGGGTTGTGAGTTTTGATTTAAATAGTCTTTACCCACATTTGATTATGCAATATAACATTTCACCAGAGACACTCGTAGATGAAAAACATCCACAAGTTACTGTAGATAAAATTCTTGATGAAAAGATAAACTTTGAACTCTATAAGAATTACTCAGTTTGTGCAAACGGTGCAATGTATCGTAAGGATGTTAAAGGATTTCTTCCAGAATTAATGGAAAAAATGTATAGGGATAGAGTTATTTTTAAAAAGAAAATGCTTGCTGCAAAACAACAGTATGAAAAAACTCCTACTAAAGATCTTGAAAAGGAGATTGCAAGGTGCAATAATATTCAAATGGCAAAAAAGATTTCTCTTAATTCTGCTTATGGTGCCATTGGTAATCAGTATTTTAGATATTATAAACTTTCAAATGCAGAAGCAATTACACTTTCTGGGCAAGTATCCATTCGTTGGATTGAAAATAAAATGAATAAGTATCTTAATAAGATACTAAAGACAAAGGATTTCGATTATGTCATTGCTTCTGATACTGATTCCATTTATCTTAATATGGGTCCTCTGGTTGAAAATGTATACAAAGGAAGAGAGAAAACTACTGAAGGTGTTGTCAATTTCCTTGATAAGATCTGTAAAATGGAATTTGAAAAATATATTGAAAGTTCTTACCAAGAATTGGCAGAATACGTGAATGCGTATGAACAAAAGATGCAAATGAAACGTGAGAATATTGCTGATCGTGGCATTTGGACTGCGAAGAAGCGTTATATTCTTAATGTTTGGGATAGTGAAGGTGTTAGATATGATACCCCAAAACTAAAAATTATGGGTTCTGAAGCAGTAAAATCTTCAACACCTGCCCCTTGTCGTCAAATGATTAGAGATGGACTCAAAATTGTAATGACAAAAACTGAAGATGATGTAATTGATTATATTGAAAAGTGCAGAAAAGACTTTTTTGAATTGAGACCAGAAGAAATAGCATTTCCAAGAACTGCTTCTGATGTAAATAAATATAAGTCGCATTCTACTTTATATACAAAAGGAACACCCATTCATATTAGAGGGTCGATTCTTTATAATAATTTGATCAAACAAAAAAATCTGGAAATGAAATATCCAAAAATACAAAATGGTGAAAAAATAAAATTTTGTTACCTCAAGGTTCCCAATCCAATTCACGAAAATGTTATTTCATATGTTCAAGAATTGCCAAAAGAACTAGGATTGGACAAATATGTTGACTATGAATTACAATTTAATAAAGCATTTTTGGATCCATTGAAATTTATTTTGGATTCAATTGGATGGAAAGTAGAAAAAAAAGTAAGTTTAGAAACATTTTTTACCTAATGGATTTGCCTATTACCGACAAGGACCTTGATACTATCATTAAATCTTTAACTCTTGGTGGAGATGTAGCACTTTATCAGAAACTTAAACTTGTAAAGCAACTTAAAGATCAAGGTTTACCTTATAAAAAAATACTTCGTAATGAATATGGGATTGTTATATGAAAAAAATAGAACTTCCAATTACAGAAAGTGAATTTGAAATTATTATTGAAACTTTAAAACAATCTCAACCTACTCTTTATGCTAAACTTTGGGCATATAAATTTAATTATTTGAAAAAGGAGAAAAAATAATGGATTTTCTAAAAGATATTGTAAAAGAAATTGGTGGCGAATATACACAACTTGCCGCAGATATTGATGAAACAGAGACTTATGTTGATACAGGTTCGTACATTTTTAATGCATTGGTTTCAGGTAGTGTATTTGGTGGGGTATCTGGGAATAAGATTACTGCTATTGCTGGAGAGTCTAGTACTGGAAAAACTTTCTTCAGTCTCGCTGTTGTTAAGAATTTTCTTGATAATAACCCCGATGGTTATTGTCTCTACTTTGATACTGAGGCTGCTGTAACTAAGTCCTTACTTGAAAGTAGGGGATTGGATGTTTCTAGAATTGTTGTTATTAATGTAGTAACCATTGAGGAGTTTCGTTCAAAAGCACTTAAAGCAGTGGATTTGTATTTAAAAAAGAAAGAGGCAGAGCGTAAACCCTGTATGTTTGTTCTCGATTCTCTTGGAATGCTTTCTACTGAAAAGGAAATTGATGATGCTTTGAATGAAAAGCAAGTTAGGGATATGACTAAATCCCAACTTGTCAAAGGTGCCTTCAGGATGCTAACCTTGAAACTGGGTCAGGCAAAAATTCCGATGATTGTCACGAACCATACTTATGATGTTGTGGGTTCTTATATTCCTACTAAAGAAATGAGTGGTGGTTCTGGACTTAAGTATGCAGCATCTACGATTATCTATCTTTCCAAAAAGAAAGAAAAAGATGGAACAGAAGTTGTAGGCAACATCATTAAGGCAACAACTCATAAGTCTCGACTTAGTAAAGAAAATAAAACTGTAGAGGTTAGATTGTTCTATGATGAGAGAGGTCTTGATAAGTATTACGGACTTTTGGATCTTGCAGAAAAGCACGAAATATTTGTAAAATCTGGAACACGATATCAAGTCCCAGATGGATCTTCACAGTATGGTAAAACTATTATGGAAAATCCAGAAAAATATTTTACAGAAGAAGTTATGCAAGCATTGGATGAAGCATCAAAAAAAGAATTTTCTTACGGTTAATTTTGCAACTAATGAATGATGGAAAAAATTGAAACAACTATAATTAGAAATTTACTTTTTAATGATGACTATTGTAGAAAAGTTCTACCATTCATTAGAAATGAATATTTTGATAATCTTCACGAAAAAGTGATATTTGAAGAAATATGTAAATTTATTGTTTCTTATGATAATTTAGCAACAAAAGAAGTTATTTTAATTGAAACCGAAAAAAGAACAGATATCACAGAAGAAATCTATAAAATGATTTGTGATTATGTTAAAGATCTTGATAATTCTTTAGTAGATAATAAATGGTTAATTGACACAACAGAAAAATGGTGTAGAGATCGTGCCATTTATCTTGCTTTGATGGAAAGTATTAAAATTGCTGATGGGCAGGATGAAAAAAAGTCTAGGGATTCAATCCCATCTATTTTACAACAGGCACTTTCAGTAGCATTTGATAATCATATTGGACATGATTATTTGGATGATTATCTAGAAAGATTTGAGTCTTACCATAGAAAGGAAGATAAAATTCCATTTGATTTAGAATTTTTTAATAAAATTACAAAAGGTGGAATCCCCAATAAAACTCTCAACGTTGCTCTTGCTGGAACTGGAGTTGGTAAAAGTCTTTTTATGTGCCATTTTGCTAGTTCCGTTTTACTTCAAGGGAAAAATGTCCTCTATATTACCCTTGAGATGGCAGAGGAAAAAATTGCTGAAAGAATTGATGCCAATCTTTTGAATATTAATATTCAAGATATTGGAAATATACCAAAAATGATGTATGAAACAAAAATCAATAAACTTTGCAAAAAAACTCAAGGTAAATTAATAGTTAAAGAATATCCAACTGCTTCTGCACATTCTGGGCATTTTAGGGCACTTTTGAATGAGTTATCTTTGAAAAAATCATTTAAACCTGATATTATTTTTATTGATTATTTGAATATATGTGCTTCAAGTAGATATAAGGGGAATAGTAACATCAATTCGTATACATTTATTAAATCTATTGCGGAAGAACTTCGTGGACTAGCAGTTGAAGTTAATGTTCCTATTGTTAGTGCAACACAAACTACTAGAAGTGGGTATGGTAATTCCGATGTTGAATTAACAGATACTTCTGAATCTTTTGGACTTCCTGCTACAGCAGATCTTATGTTCGCACTAATTTCTACAGATGAATTGGAACAACTTGGTCAAATTATGGTAAAACAATTAAAAAATAGATATAACGATCCAACTGTTAATAAGAGATTCGTGATTGGAGTTGATAGGGCAAAGATGCGTCTTTATGATGTTGAACAGAGTGCCCAAGAAGATTTACTTGACTCTGGGCAAGAAGAGAAGTATGATTCTATTGAAGATAAAAAGGAAAAATTTTCTGCTTTTAAATTTTAGTATAAACAACAACTATGACAAAAAAAATTGATTTTGATAACTATAAGAAATTTGTAGATGCTGTTACTTCGGATGCATCTAAAGATTTTCTTGCTCTATCTGAACGTATGGTGGAACTTGATTCCAAAGGTGCAAATATTGAAAGACTTTTGACAGGAGCAGTTGGAGCTTCGGCAGAAAGTGGAGAACTTCTTGAGATTGTCAAAAAATTAGTTTTTCAAGGAAAAAGTTGGAACGAAGAAACTAAATTTCATATTCAACGGGAATTAGGTGATTTGATGTGGTATATTGCACAAATTTCTATTGCTATTGATACTCCTCTTGATAAGATTATTGAGATGAATGTTGATAAACTTCTTAAGAGATACCCAGAGGGTTATTTTGATGCTTTTTATTCTGAAAATCGTTTGGAGGGAGACTTGTGACTAAAGAAAATCAAGTAACAATCGAGATGGATGCTCGTCAAGCAGCAGCAGTTCGTCAAATCCTTTTTGATGCACAAAAGGGATATACCTATGATGAAGTAAGTGTTCCACCTCGTATTAATGATATCCGTTCTGTTATTCAGCAACTTGATGATGGAATTAGTCAAGTATTGGAAAAATAAAAATATAATTTAAACCTCAATTTCTAAATAAAGAAAATTGAGGTTTTTTTATGTCTTC